GTGTCTGGTTTGGTTTGCAACACTTCGACCATAAATTCTTCGGCAATGATTTGCTTATTCTCGACTGCCACTCGTGCCTGTGTGGAGCGGCTTGTGAGTGTGCCGTCGGGGAGCTTCCAGGACTTGGCGGGTTTGCGGCCGTTGCGTTCTGCTTCCCGCATTTGGAGGCGGCCCCAGCCTTCCAAGGATCCGGCGAGGCTGTCGATGCGCCCGTGGAGTGGTGCTAGTGCTTCGGCTTTGGCTTCGGTGATGCGGTCTTCTTCTGCTGCCCATAGTGCTTCGGCTCGTTCCAGGTCGAGGACGGCGAACCGGTGCGCTCTCATTAGGCGGGCGGCGTCGGTGTCTGTGATCGGTTCTAGTCGGTCGTCGAATCCTGGGTCTAGGTCTGCGAGTTTCAGGTGGTCGTTCATCGTTGGCTTCCTTGTTGTAGGTTTGCGAATCTGGTTTGTGTTGGGATCCAGGCGAGCCGTACGGTGCCGGTGGCGCCTGCCCTGTGCTTGGAGACGAGCAGTTCGGCTTGTCCCATGTCGGGACTGCCTGGGTTGTATACTTCGTCCCGGTATAGGAACGCCACGATGTCGGCGTCTTGTTCGATGGCTCCGGACTCTCGGAGGTCTGACATCATGGGCCGCCGGTCGACTCTGGACTCTAGTGTGCGTGATAGCTGCGACAGGACGAGGACAGGGCATTCTAGTTCTCGGGCCAGGATCTTCAGTGTCCTGGACATCTCTGAGACTTCGACCTGCCGGTTCTCTGCTTTGCCTGATGACGAGCAGAGTTGGAGGTAGTCGATGACAACGAGGTCGAGTGCGCCGTGTCGGGCTTTGAGTTTCCGGCATTTCGCCCGGATGGTGGACACGGAAAGGGCGGGGTCGTCATCTAGGTGGATGTCTGACTTGCCGACTTTGGTGAATGACTTAGACAGTCGGTCCCAGTCGCCGTCTTTGAAGGATCCGTCGCGCATTTTTGAAGAGTCGACGCCGGAGTCTGCGGAGATTAGGCGCTTGAGTAGTTCAGACTTGGACATCTCCAGGGAGAACACTGCGACTGTTTTCTGTTCTACGAAGGCGGCGTGCGCTACGATGTTCAGGGCCAGGGCTGTCTTGCCCATTGCAGGGCGTGCGCCGAGCACAACGAGTGTGGACTTTTGCAGGCCGCCGGTCATACGGTCGAGGTCGACGAAGCCTGTGCCTAGTCCTGTGTTTGTTTCGTCGGAGTCGAACAGCTCTTCGAGTTCGTCGAGTGTGGAGCCTACGACCGCTGATACTGGCTGCAACGTGTCTTTGGCGTTGCCTTGTGCGATCTTGAAGACTTCCGCCTCGGCCACTTCGATGGCCTGGTCGACGTCGTCGGGCCGTGAGTAGCCGAGTTCTTGGACGGCGCCGCCTGCCGCTATCAGTTGCCGGAGCAGCGACGTGTCTTTGACGATTGCGCAGTAGTGGGCGGAGTTGGTTGCCGCTGGGGTGCCTGCTGTCAGCGACATTAGCGCGCCTGCCGATATGGCCTTCTCGGGGAGTCCGGAAGACTTCAGGTTCTCTGACACGGTGACAACGTCGACTGATTTGCCTTGCTTCCAGATGTCCATGATGGCGGCGAAGATTGCCTGGTTTACTGGACTGTAGAAGTCGGACGCCTGGAGTGTTTCTGTGGCGTCTAGGATGGCGTCGTCTACCAACAACATTGCGCCGATCAGGGACGCTTCAGCGTCTGCCGAGTTCGGAATCTCGTTTACCATAGTGAGAGCGCTTCGAGTCCTGGCTTCGAGTGCACGGTCAGTGCTGCTTCGTCGTTGTAGTAGACGTGTACTGCTTCGACTGGCTGGCCGAGTTGTAGGTAGCCTTGCTGGGTTTCGTCTGCGTAGGGCAAGATGGCCACGACTGTGAGTAGTCCGTGGTTTGTGAGGACTAGCGGGCAGTGTGCGCCTGTCATGAATTGGCCGAAGCGTTCAGGGTCGGGGTCTGTGATCTGGTCCCATGGTTCGCCTGATTCGGGGGTGAACTTGTCGAGTTCTTTGATGTCGTTTATGGTGATCATGTCGGGGTTCCTTAGATGGTTTCGGCTAGTTCGGCGAGTGCGTCGGCGAGTGCCAGAGCGTCGGCTGGTGTGAGGAAGAGTACTTCCTGCGGTGACACGACTATGGTGCCTGTCTTTGTGACCTGCACGCCGAGTGGTTCCAGGTCTTCGATTACTTCATGCAGTCGGGCGACGTTGTCCATTTGTTGTCCTGTCGGGGTTGGCTTCTTCAGTATCTTATCTTGTAGGATCAGAATAACAACGTTGTAGGCCAGGTTTGTTTGTCGGGCTAGTTCCGAGATTGTGGCGCCTGCCTGGTATTGGTGGCGGAGGCTTTCGGCGGCTGCGTAGTCGAACGCTGCGTACGCTTGCAGGTTTCCGGGGTTCTCTGTCGGGCGCATCATGCGAACTCTGCCCGGAATTCGGCGACTGCTGCGCGTCGTGTGGTGTGCTCGTCGGTGGTCAGGGTTGCCCCGGCTGCGTTCTGCCATTCGACAAACCAGAATGTTCCGGCGCCTCCGTAGCCTCCGGTGTCTGCTTTGGTTCGGCTGTACTTTCCAACCGTGTGGGCTGGCAGGTCTTGCTGTGTCGGGTTCATGTAGTCACCTTAGTGGCGGTGTCTACGGTTTGCAACTAGCTTGCAAGAATTTCTGTGGCCTCGTCGATTGCTGCCACTGCTTCTTCGATCATTGGGTTGTCAGGGTCTAGGTCTTCAAGCTCGAACACTAGGCGCCTGATGGTGCGGCGCATTCGGTCGAAGGCGCGTTCCATTGCGTGCCGTTGCGATCGCATCTCAACGCGCAGCGCTTCCATTTCTTCGTCTCGCACCTGGATCCGGGCGTCGAGTTTCGCGTCGAGCTTGCGGTCAGATTTGCGGTGTGTTGCTGTGGCTGCTGCGTAGCTAGACACTGCTGTCGCTATCGTGCCAGCGACTGCGAGTAGGGCGACAGTGATTTCAGTTTCCAACCTGGCGGAGTCTTTCCAGACGCTCCACCACAGACTCGGCGTGAACGATAGCTGCGGCGAGGTGGCCGTCTTTCGTCTGCTGTGTGGTGAAGGCCGGGGGAGCGAATGCGATAGGGGCCGGGGTTGTTGCGGGGAGTTCTTCGATGGTGGCTGTGCCGGTGACAGGAAGGCCGAGCAGCGCTTGGACTGTGCGGACTGCTGCTGTGGTGGCGGGGCCGAAGTCGCCGTCTTCCACGAGCTTCTGCCCGTGGCTGTCGTTGAGGTGTTTCTGTAGTTCTTCCACGGCCCAGCCTTTGGAGCCTGGTCGGAGCTTGCGGACGAGCTGCGGGCGGCCAAGGGCATGCTCCACGATGCGCTGCGTGTCCAGGCCTGACGGGTCGTAGTGTGCGTTGCCTGGCACTTCTACGTGTCCACGGATCCCGCCTTCCGCCATCCACTCTTCCGGGGTCAGACGGTACGCTCCCTGCTTGCCGTAGCCTTCGTCGGTGTTGGGGAAGTTGCGGATGTTGTCGGCGGTGTCGGGTAGGAAGCCACGGCCGAGCGGGTCGAGCTGTTGAGCTATGATGTCCAGCGTTTTGATTTGTGCGCCCAGCCATGCGAGCTGGCTGTCGGTCAACGCTGTCACATGTCGGGGTGAGTCTTTGCGTGCAGGGTCTGTGAACAGTTGCAGTTCGATTTGGAAGCACAGGCCGCGGTGGTTTGTCTCTATTCCTCCGCCGGGGTTCTGGAGTGCGAGGGCTGGCCGGTCCAGGGATACCGTCTGAAAGATCTCTTCTCTGACCGGATCCATCCAGAGGTGTGGCGGGTGGTTGTGTGCGGCGACTTGGCCTGCCCCTGCGTAGCCTTCGACCGTGTGAAGGACTAGCACAGGTGGCAGACCTGGTCGCCTGTAAGACCTTGTTTCGTGCCAGCGGCGATTTCGTTTTATTTGTTGTGCGCCCGGCATCGAAACGAAGGTCATAGTTTTATCGTTGTTCGATTAGTTCGGCGACGGTTTCGCTGCCGTAGGTGCGGAGTCGGCCGACGAGAGCGCCCGCTGCGATACCTGCGGCGAGGAGACCGTCGAGGGTGGTGACATCGCTATCGGCTACCCATTGGGCGACTAGGCCCAGGGCGGAGATAGCGAACATGATCAGTGTGTAAATTTCGTTCTTTGGTTTCCGGAGGTCCGGGAGTTGCTTCAGCATTCGCCCATCATAGGGCCGTGTTTGTGTTCTTGTTTGGACGCGGCGAAGGCAGGCCACCGGTGTGATGGCCTGCCCTCCTTGCCGGTGGCTATGGTGTGTCTGTGACCAGGTCGGAGCCTGTGAAGTTGTAGCCTGTCAGGTTGGCGGATCCGATCCTGTCGGTGACCGTTGTGACGCTTGCTTCTGGTTCCCAGTAGTGCACGGGTGGGACTGCTAGCGTGGTCATGTCTTGCGTGGCGCCTCCGTTGTAGATGTTGGCGTTTGCGCTTTGGTCGGTGTCCCAGATCGCTACCTGGTTCACGATGGCTTCAGAATAGTTGTTGTGCACGTTCGATGCACGGCCGATCCTGAAAATGTTGTCTGACGGGTTAGCGCCAGACAGCGCACCATCGAAGCCGTTCCCAGCTTGACCGAAGAACGGAGTTTGTGTTACGCCGTCGACCTGGATGGTGAACCGGCTGAAGTAGTCGGACAACGAGTTCGGGTCGACGCCGGTGGTGCCGCCATCAAACGAGACCATAACGTGCGCCCATTGTCCGGCAGTGAAAGCCGAGCCGGTCACTGAGTATATGACGTTGTAGACTGTGCCGTAGTTGACGACCAGGCTGGTGCCCGCTTGTTGCTTGATGGTGATGGCGCCGCCGTTGTAGTCGTCCCCGGCGCCGTAAACCATGAGCGTCTGCGTGGCTGTGGTGGCTGTGGGCTTGACCCACATGGCGACAGTCCAAGCTGCGCCGTCGCCGTTCGTGGCCCGCTCTAACGCTGTGACGTTGGTTGGGTCACCTTGCAGCCATGACGTGCTACCGTCGAACTGGATGGACTTGGTGTTGACGTAGCCTTGAGCCACTGTCACTGTCACAGTGAACTCCACGGCGCCGCCGATAGCGTTACCTGCTTTGCAGCTCACGACGATGGTGTCGGCTGCTCCGCCCGTGTACGCCGGGGCCGTGCCTGACAGCACACCGGTCGATTGGTCCATTGACATCCACGCCGGGGCGTCGACCTCTGCGAACTGGTTCACGATGTTGGTGGAGGCTACAACCTGGAAGTTGAGAGCGGTGCCTTCGACCACTGTGGCGGTCTGGTCTGCGACAGTCGGAGCGAAGTTTGCGTCGGGCTGCGAGCCTGAACCGATCAGCTGCTTAGAGATGACCGGGATAGAGTAGTGTGCCCGGTTGCCCTTCACAGCGAAATGCAGGTGGATCGGTGAGCCGTCAGCGTCAGCCTTAGCAGTTGCGACCTTCTCGTTCTGGTCTTCAGAGAAGAGCGTGAGAGTGTTGTCGGAAAGGTACCGGAGGGAGAACATGCCCTGAACGGTGCCAGCGCCTCCGTTACGGTACGACGGCAGACTGCCACCGCCCGCCGTGAAATAACCGCTAGAGTTTACGTTCCAGTCCCAAGCGCTCTCAGCGTCGGTGCCAGACAGCAGAGACTCGTTCGTCTGGTACTGGAAAGACCGGACCAGCTGCTCTTCGGCAGTCGAAACGCCGGTCGCCCCGTTGGTGTAATCGGTGCCGAAGTAGTCGCCCTGGCCGACGTCGTCTAAGTGAAACATCATCTTCTCACCCGGTGAGATCGACAGGTTAGACTTTAGGACCGTGTGGTCAAGAATGCCGTTTATGATCCCGGCCTCAGTGCCTGCGAAGTCATGGACGATAGACCAGTCTTGGCTGTTAATCCGGCCATTCGGAAACTGAGAGTTGGCGAAGCCGCCGAATTGCAGATTGAACTCTGTCACAGCTAAAGGAACGATGGTCTTAGCGACTACCGTGTCGGTACCGCCTGTCTGGTCAAGTAGTGTCAGGTGGCCGTCGTCGCCGAACTGCAACGCCATAGGGGCGTTGAGTGTGGCAGAGTAGCCGCCTGCGTGGTAGGTGGTCACGTCGGTGTTTGTGGAGTCCGTGAACTTGCCGGAGCCGTTAGCGTACGAGAAGACTGTCCCCCAGTTGGTGGCGTCCGCCATGCTTGGCGAGGCGTTATAAGCCGTGGCCTCTTCTGCCCCGTCCCAGATGCCGAGGCGGAACTGGTTGCCGGTCTGCATGTTCCACTTGAACTCGTCGCCCTGTGTCAGTTGCTGCCCGAAATAGTAGGGGCCTTGCAGGTTGACCGTGGAATCCATTGTGGTGGCGCCAACTTCGGTGTTGGCGTTGACACCATAAGAGATGTACCAGCGGTCGTTACGAGCCGACAGGGTGCTACCTGAGATCATGCTGGCGGCGTCGATGGTGACCGTGGTTCCGTCGGACATCGTGAGGATTAGGTCGGTTCCGTTGACAGCGCCCGAAGACACAAAGCTGTCAGTGTCGACGCCTAAGGTTGTCACGTCGGCGGTGTAGCTGGTGCCGTCCGTCAGGGTGACTGTGAGGTCATCGCCAGACAAGGCCAGGCCGGTGACCGGGTTACCCTGTGAGGCGAACGAGGCGGCGTTGGTGAACAGCGTGTTCAGTTCTGCGACTGCCAGGTTCAGGACAGAGTTGACCAGTGCGCCTTCAATGCTGGCACCGGTTACAGGCAGGCTGTCGATGATGACCTTCTGGCCGCCCTTCGCCTTGATTCTGATAGTGGTGCCGTTAGCGACAGCTTGGAGCGTGTTGATCGGGTGAGGGATCAGCAAACTATCAGCGCCCAGGGTCAAGTCTCGGAGAAGAATCGAGCCGCCTGTCGAGTCAACGCCAAAGTCCATCGCCTGATACTTGAGATAGGGCGAGATGAGTTCAAGGTCTTTATCTTCGAAAAGGCGGTTGTGTACGGTTGCCCAGTAGCGAAGCAGCCCCGTGGAAGGGTCCACGGTGTCGCCCTGCTGTACTTGGAACACGCCAAGGTCCACGTCGTCGGACTCCCGGACACAACGAATCTCGGCGTATATGGTGGTGCCTGCATGGATCTCTACCGGATGGTCGAAGTACCATTCGATAACATCGCCGATCTGGATGACTTCGTTAGCCGAAGAACGCGGTGCATTGCGCGGCATGACCTGCATGTAGACCTGATTGCCGCCCACTGACAAACGGTACTCTAGGCGAACGTCGGCAGGGATTACCTCGGCGGCCACCGTGGTGATACCAAGGCCCGCAATGTTGACGCCGAAGTAGTTGGGGCCGGAGTAGCCGGTCGAGTTCAGCGGGTCGGCGGCGCCACCCAAAGGAACCGAGAACATGTCTGTGTAAACTCGGCCTGATGGTGGGATGAAACCGGTATGATCCCGGTTGACAGCGAGGGCCTGGTCTTTGAGGCCACCCCACATAGGATAGAAGTTTGTGTCGTTGCCGAGGTTCGTGAAGAAGATGTTTTCGGCGCCGGAACTCATCTTGTGTTGCTCGCCCAGATACAGCGAGTTCAGTGTGGTTTCGATTGCCCGGTTTGCTTTGAGCTTGCGGTCGGTTTCGTCATAGCGCCAGTACGACAGAAACTGTGTCTGTGTGGCGTTGAGTCCGCTGCCGCCTCCACCTGCCCAGCTCATACCGCTACGCCTGCGAGGAAGGTTTGCAGGACAACGTCGGAGGTGTCAGCCGCGGCCCACATCTCGTCGCCCTTCTCCAACTGGAACGCCCCAGGTAGCGGGTTGGTGTTTGAGAATGTTACGAAGTCGGTTGTCGTTTCGTTTCCGTAAAGCCGGACAACGCCGTCGACTGCGCGGATGGTGAGCTTAGCACCTGCGCCGATTCCCGTGTCCGGGGAGATCTTGACGCGAGTGGCAGAGGTTAGAGTTTGGGTCTTCGTTTTGATTGCCATAGTGGTCGAGTGTAGAGTCAGCCCCTACCTGCCACCGACGCGGCCTAGGCGGATGTTCCCCCAAGAAGGGACCAGGTGTCAGACCCGGTCTTCTCTGCGACGAGGACCTCGTTCTGTGAAATGCTGGCGTTAGGGCTTGATCCATTGAGGGTGGCAGATGTGGACACCGTGACGCCCCCAGCACCTGTGGCCTGGATTGCGATGTGTGTGCCGATAGGGAAGTCGACTGAAGCTTCCAGCGGGATCGTGACTGTCGCCAGAGAAGCATTGGAGAACAGCACGCTGGTCGACGCGTCAGACAGCGTCAGGGTGTAAGACGTCCCTGCCTGGGTGGTCGCTGGTTTGCCGGTGCCGCCCGTAGTCTGTCCAAGGGTTACGGAGTCCCCAGCGTTGGTGGCGTAGACCACGAGGTCCCCGACAGCAGGAGAAACGCCGAGGACATGCGGGATGTCTTTAGGTCCGCCCACAATCGTGAGGGTCTGGCTGCCACTGTCGACTGACTCAACCTCGCCGAGTCGCACAGTGTTGTCGATACGCTTCGACAGCTTGCCCACTTCGGCCATTATCTTCGCCGAGAAAGCTCGAAAGTTGTTCACGTTGTGGCAATCCTTCTAGCCGTAAAGCTTGTCTGTAATGCTGCATCAGATGCCTGGGTGACACTTGTGACTATGTAGCGGCCAGCCTCGAAGTCTGTGATGCTGATCCAGCCCACGTCCAGGACCTCGATCGCCTGCGGGCTGTTCAAGGTTACAGACAGAGTCTGCGGGTGCGCTATGCGTTTCGCTTGCAGCTCGATAGCTGCGCCTAGACCTTCTGCTGTGAGACCGGAAGACGGGACGTTCAAGACCCTGGGTGGAGCGAGTGCCGAGGTGACCGGGTGGTCAGGGTCCACATGCATCGGTGCCACAGCGTTTGTGTTGAAGGCGTAGAGTTCACCGTCCACGCTGCCGGACTCGATCGAACCGGTAGAAGCCTGAACGCCGTTAACACTGTAGTTGTCCATCGACTGGCTGGCCGTGACGATGTCGTCGTCGCCCACCGAGAACGAGGCTGCAAGGTCTTCGGGGTAGCGGACAGCGAACTCGCCGTCCCTTGTCATCAGACCGATGAGGCCGTACGGCTGGAGGACCGACCGGATCGCCCCCAGGTAGGTTTGCCCTTCGACGTCAACGCTTGATGCTTCAACGTCTAGGTGGTCGACTGAAAGGCCGACGAGTTCAGAGTCTGCGACGTAGACCCCTGGCCTTCCGCCGATGTACTGAGACGGAATCTTCGGCCCGGCTTCTTCCGCTAGTAGGTAGGCGAGGCCTTCAGGGCTGTAGTTGATATTGACGCCTGGCTTCAAATACCCGGAACCTACGAAGGCGGAAGACTCCGGTATCGGGTAAGCGTCCAGGGCCTGGAGCGGGTCGACCAGCTGCAGCTGTGAAACGAAACGACCGTCGACTGTCATGGTGGTCGACGAGTCCGCAACTTGCAGAGTCCCAAGCGGCAGACGATAAAGCCTGAAGCCCCACTGGAAAGACGGAGAGACACCGAACTCGAAGCGTTCCCAACATGCATATATCCGGATGGTTGCACCTGCGAGCGGGTCGGTAACGCCGTCCGGACCGGCCAGCAACGAAGAGGGCAGAGCTACGGATATGTCGCCAGACCATCCTGATTCTCCGGCCCCGTACGCTTGCGACGATATGGACCAGGGGCCGACGAGTTCCACCTTGTTGTCTCCGGCAGATTCCGACGAAGCGACGATCACGCCATTCTGTTCGATGTCGATAGAGTCCCAGATTTTGAATCCCTGCGACAGTGCAACACGCAGGATCTGTGGGGTGCCTTCGACCAGGAAACCTTCGTTGAACCGCAGGGGCCATTCCCAGGAGTTGGCGATGCCGGTCACAGTCGGGCCTGCGCTCCGTAGCCGGGTTCCGACAGCGACGGGTGAGACGTGTCGGTCGAAAGGGTGAAGGAGACCGTGGGCAGGTATGCCACAGGTGCGTTTGACGCCAGCAGTGGATGCTTCGGCCTTGAGCCTGTCTGTGTGTGGACGCCTCTCAGTGCCGTGTTGGTGTCGCCCAGGTTCGTTGCTGCTTCGGTCGAAGCCACGGTCAGGCCTCCGGTCAGTGTGGCATACTCTCGCTGACCGTGAGGCCCCCGGATTATCACCTTAGTCGATTGCAGGATCGTTTCCAGGACCTGGCGTTCTGCTGTTGTCCGGAGCCTGGCGTTTGATACCTGGAACGTAGGGCCTGACATCGACCCTCTGACAACGTGCCGACCGTTAGGGCCTGACATTGTGGCCGTTGTAGAGTCCCTCGTCTCACTGACTGAAGCCGCTGTCAGTGCCAGGTGGACGCCGGTCACAGCGTCAGTGATAACCCATTCGGACGATTCGATAGCGGCGTGAGTGATCACGATGTCGTCGACCACCGGGCCGGTACTGCGTGCAGGTGGGATGGGTGTCACATAGTTCCCGATCAAGACTCTGTACGACAGGGGCGTGTTAAAGGGCGGGTAGTCTCTGGCCTGCCCGAAAGCCGTTCCTGGTGCGAAGCCTCCGGCGTGCCCGGCGTAGTTGGCTATCGTCCTGTAATCTTCCTCTAGGACAGTGCCGTGTGTATATGCGCCCTGCCAAGACGAGTAGGAACTGTTAGCTGTCAGATATATGCTGTAGTCGTGGTATAGGTCCACGTAGGGACCGAGCGTTGTCGGGTTCACGCCTCCACCTGTGGGCGTGATCGTTTCCGTGTAGACCTCGAACTGTGACCGCCCGGCGAACGAATCGAAGTTGGTGGTGACACTCATGTCGTAATCCGTCCCAGCTTGGAGCGTGAACGGTGATTGATAGGTGATCTTTCCGGCCGATGGCAGCAGCAGGACACTGTCGATTTCGCCGTGGTCATCGGTGGACAGTCGGACGTGGGCGGACCGCGGGACAGGGAAGCCGGTCTTCTGGGTGATCTCCAGGCCGGGCGCCCAGTCGGCGTCTATCTTTGCGTAGTCTGCCTCCGGTTCGGAGTAGTTGCCGATCTGCGCCAGGACGTTCGTGATACGCACGTCATCGCCGCCGACTGTCGAAGAGTCAGCCGAGTCGTATTTCTCGATCTCGAAGCGCGCCCTAATCACGACAGGGCCGTGGAGCTCGTCGATGTCTGCGACACTTTGCCCGTCGATAGCTTTGGAAACCCGTGGTGTGAGAAACCCGCGTGCGACGTGAGTTTCGGCCGTGTCGGGTTGCTTGACCAGCGGCCGCACCGGCAGCGGGAACTCTGACAGGCCGTCGTCGGATATCAGCGACAGCTCTGTCAGCTGCCAACGGTTATGACCATCAGAGTCAGACTCGCCCGAGATCGCCACCCATGCGACACGGGAAGCGATAATGGTGTCGTACTCGGCGACGAAGAACGCCGACCCACCAGTCACCCCGCCGGTAGCGGATGCGATGGTCTTCACATAGTCCGTGGTGGCAAAGTTGAAACCGACCGACGAACCGCCACCCGATAGTGACGTGTTCGTTTGGCTGGCCACCGACATGGCGTATAGCGGGAAAGCAGACATACACTCAGCCTAGCGGAAGGTCGAGATAGAGGAGGAGAAGCGGGCCGCCACTTTCTCCGCTACCTGGTCGGCCAGCTGCTGCGTTGACTGCCCAGGTGCACCGTGCACGCCACCCATGTTCACGGAAACGTTGATGGTGCCGGAGCCGCCACCCTCGGCCGCCACACCGTACCCCTGGTTCTGTGCCGCTATCTCGGCACGAGAGACCACACGCTCGCCCGCCTGGAGTACCGCCGGGACTTCGTCAGACCTTAGGCCCGGATAGCCTCCCGAAGGCTGAGGCACAACGCCACCGTTGTGATAGTAGATAGTGCTACCGGGGTTCGACGGGTTGGCAGCGTTTAGCTGGTCTATCAGCGACTGGTTCACGCCGTATGTGGGGATTTCGACAAAGCCCTGGCCCGAGTAACCACCGTATCCGTTGGGTGTCGCACCGGCGGGAACCCCCGAGGCGCTCGCCTGGATGGTCAACTGTTGGGACTGCCAGTAAGAGAAGAACGACATCATCGTCTGATCAGCACCTGTTGTGTTTATGTTCAGATACTGCTGGCCCATGCCACCATTACCGATGGAGCCGAAGTCTGCTGCTCCATAGGTCGGGTCGATAGATGTCGCCGCGTTCAGTTGCGACCTGATAGAAGCCAGGGCCGAAGAGTCGAGACTTGGAGAAAGGACAAACTCCTGAATGATGGCGTTGCCGTTGCTGTCTGCGTAGATGTCCCAGAAGGCCTCTAGTTCGGCTATGGCCCCGGCCATTGACACGGAAATGCGCAGTTCCTTATCTGTCAGGTTTCCGATGTCAGCGTACAACCTGATAAGAGTATCGATCTCGTCGGCTGTCAGGTTTGAGGCTTCACCGACTCGACGGATGGTTGCTTCGGTTTCCTCAACGGTGCTGTTGAATTCGCCGTGTGCGCCTTCGGCTGTCAGGATAGCGAAGCCCAGGTCTCGGCCTTGCGATGCGTACGCCTCCATAGCGACCGTCAGTTCAAGGAGATCGGCAGGTGTCTGCTCCGATTCGTTGAACTTCTTCTGTGCTTCTTCCAGGTCCGATGTGGCTTTCGTGCGGTTGCGGAGCGCTTCCCGATGGTTGCGTTCTGCCGTTATCGTTCCATCCAGGATTTGTTTGTGATGCTGGACCGCTTCGGACAGCATGGCCTGAGCGTTGTACTGGAGCTGCATCTCTTCCGTCGTGTGTGCAAGCGCCTGCTCGAATTCGGGGAGTTCTTCGACCGCCGCCTTCCATTCAGGGGAAAACCGTTTCAGGACTTCGACGTTGTCTTCCATGGCAGCCGTGTGGTCTGCGACCGCCCGTTCACCTCCGAGGAACTTGGCTTCTGCTGCGTGAAGTTGTGTCGCTGCCGTTGTACCCAGGGCGCCTCTGCTGTAGGCCTGGAACAGATGGATGTTTTCTTCCATCACGGTGTTCCAGTCTTTCAGGCCGCCACCTGCTCCGGCCCGGCCTGCGCCCGATATGGTCCTGGCGGAATTAACGAAGGCGCTACCTAGTCCGGCTTCGGCTGCTGCCCGCCGGAATGCGGCTTCTGCGCCTTCATCAATTTCGGTCCTCGCCTGCTTCTGCGTTTCCATGAGTGTGAGCATGGAGTCGGCCAGGTCTTCCGTGGAATCACGGGCGCCCCTGTTGGATTCCCACTGTGCCAGCAGGGAGTCGGCCACCTTGCGGGCTTCCGGTGACAGCGCCTGGAGTTCACGTCGGAGATAGGCGGGAGCCGTGGCGTTGGTTTCCGTAGCGTCACCGAGGCGGTTCATCCAGTTGGCTAGGGCGTCGTCCCCGGACAGGTCGCGTGTGATCTCGTGGACATCCGCCACAGACAAACCGACGTCCCGGAACTTGTCGACAACGCCGTCGATTTCCATCTGGTCGAAGGTCGTGGTGATCGTGAAGTCAGAGAATGTGTCCCCTGAAGCCACTGCTTTGGTCTGGCGGATAGCTTCCGCTAGGGCGGTGTACTTGTCCGTTAGTGCGAGGGTAGGGTCGCCGTTCTTGCGCATCGCTTCGGTGAGTGTTTCCACACGCTCGGCGGCTTCTTTCGCTTCCCGCTTGGCGCTCATCCAGCTATTGGCGACGAGGCCAACGGCAACAGTGACGGCAGCTAGACCGGCCATCACCGGGCCGCCTGCTAGGCCGAACGTCAAGAAAGCGGTCTTGGCTGCCAGGACTCCGGCGGTGACCTTAGAGAAGACCAGCAGCAGAGGGCCAACGGCAGCGACTACCACGCCGATTGTCTTAATGAGATCCTTCGGGCCGTCGCCCAGGGTAGACCACCACCCAGAGATCGAAGCGAACACGTCGGAGATCTTGCCGACAGCAGAAGCCAACATCGGGGCGACGTCCTGCCCGATCTCGATGAATGTTGTCTTGATCTCCGACATGGCCTGCTCGAACTTGAACGAGTCCGTAGCGGCAGCGGCGTCGAACACTTCAGCGGCCACACCGGCACTGTTAGCCACGGCCCCGAACGTGCCCTCTAGGGCTTCGTTAGACGCCCCTAAGATCTGGAAAGCTGCGTTGACTGCTTCCGCTGAGCCTAGCGCCTTAGCGAACGCCTGGTCGTTGCCATCGAAAGCCTCATACATTTGTTCAAGGGCTGCGACTAGACCGCCAGGACCGGCGGCTGTTTCCTTCAGGTCGTCGACAGTCATGCCCACTTCAGACAGGCCTTTGATTGCCATACGTGAAGGCGACAGCATGAAGCGGAGAGTGGCCGCCAACTGTGTGACTGATTCCGAAGCGTTACCGTTACCACGGGTAAGAAGGGCGACAGTTCCGCCAACGTCAGACAGCTTTATCCCGAGAGTGGAGGCGACCGGCAGGACTTTACCCAGGGCGCCTGCAAGCTGGCTCGACTCAAAGTTACCGGCACGGGCAGTGGCGGCGAGGAAGTCCCCGGCCTCGGCAGCGTCAACACCCGAAGAAGCGTACTGGTCCAGGATCGAAGTCATGGCCTGGGCGATATCACCGGCTTCACCCATACCACCGGCAGCCAGTTTTGCTGAGGTCTCCAAGGCTTCCATTGCTGTGGCCCCGCGCAGGCCTGCCGACTGCAACGTAAACATGGACTTCGCAAGGGCGGCCGGTGCCTGCGCCGTTGCGCCTGCAAGTTCCAGAGTGGAAACCTTCATGGCCTCCACCTTGTCCCCGGCGATACCAACTAGGCCCTCGATCTTGGAGAACTCGCGGTCGTAGCCATTAGCGGCAGTAGCGGCAGCGACAGCGATGCCACCAAGGGCGGCAGTCATGCCCATCAGCTTTTTACCGACACGCCCAGCAGTTTCGCCGCCCTTGCGGAGGTTGTCAGAGAATCGGCCCGTAGCGTCCCCGGCGTTCTTAGCTTTCCCCGAGTAGCCGTCCAAAGCACCCGAGGTACCGTCCAGGCCCTTCTTCATTTCCTGGCCGTCGGCGCTCTTCTGAGACTGCGCCAGTGCGTCGGTTGTCGCTGCGGCTTTCTTCGACTTCGACTCGTAGTCCCGCGTGTCGAGACTTAGTTTGTATTCGATGCTTTTGCCTGCTGCCATCGCGTGATCTTAAACGAAATCAGATTCCCGAATCGACGCGGTCTCACGCGCGCTTCTTGTTTACGCGAGAGCCACTAGTTAACGATGCGATCAGACAGCATGACTCTGTAGTCATTCCGTCAGTTGGATCAGTAGAAGAAGACCGTCAGTTTCTAGATCAATTGAATTCATTCAAGATCAAACGTGTGCTGTCTTCTCGCCCACTGCGTGGGCTTGACCTTCACCAAGCTGGTCGGCGCGGGTAGGTGTTGTTTTTTAGGCTAATCACGAAATGAGACGAAAGCAACTTCGAAGGAAATTCATTTTGGATCGTTGCAATTCCAACGAGTTTGGGCCAAGTCGGCGGCCGAGTTATAGGTACTAACACGTTTTTGAGTTGCGGTCACGCGGCGGATACCCGTATCGGCATACCCGTATCGATACCCGTATCGGCATACCCGTATCGACATCTATCTAGACATCCATGTCGACATGGTTGTCGACATCTATCTAGACATCCATGTCGACATCATACGCGCCCCTAGGCCGGAAGTGGAACGACACACCACGCATCGCCGAATCAGACTTCGACGCCTCCTCCCTGGCCTCCTCCAAATCAGAACAACCCGGACAGAAAGTCTTCTCCAACACGTAAGGATCCTCGCCAGGCGCCAACACACGGCCATCCTCACCGAACCACTCAGACGTCACAGTGCCACACCGGTGAACCTCCGACGAAGCCTTACGCCACGCCAACACCACAGCCTGGTCGTACTCGCTCCACTGCTTAAACTCAGACCAGCGCAAACCAGAATCCGCGCAGAAACCGGCCTCTAGAGCGAAGACCGGGTCCGACTTTATTTTTTTGCTATACGCTCCAGGTCAACGCCAGAACCCAACACGTCCACAATGTTCGCAGCCGAGAACAACATAGCCAGATCAACCGAAGTCCACCCGGCAGTCTCGAACATGGCAGCCAGCTCAGACTCAGTCAAACCAGGGAACGACTCCCCGCCACACGAAACCGAAGTCATAGCCGCCGAGATCAACGGGATAGCCATAGACTCCACATCGAAACCAGGCAAAGCTGGGATCTGCTGACGCAACCGTGCCGCCTCCGCCTGCGCCTCCTTGGCCGCCTTCAACTGGTCAGCCGTCGGAGGGTGCAAAGCCTCAATGGCAGACCGGGCCGCCGAACCAATAGACCCGAACGAGAAAGTCCACGAATCAGCCGCAATGGACTCCACCATCGCATTCACGGCATCATCAGCAGCAGCTTCCACAGCCACAGCGTCAGCCAGGATCTTGTCGCCCTTAGCGGAAGGCTCAGACCAGACACGGCGCAACCGGTCCAGATCCTCAGAAGCCACCTGCGCAGCGTTACGCAAACCGGCAAGCTCATACGCCTGGTCTGGATCATTAGCCAGAACAACCGTTTCAGTTCGCACACTGCGAGAAGTGAGGCGGGCCAACAGCGACATCTTCGCCTGCTCGGCCGGGTCGGGAAGTTTCAGATCGGACATGGTCGGGGTTTCCTTTTGAGAGATTGCCGGGGGATTGCCGGGGGGATATGTGGAAGCGGGCCTGGTGCCCCGACAGCAACCAGGCCCGCAGAATATGGCTATATCAGGCGGCTACGATTCCGGTGGAAGCGCTGCCCTGTGACCAGTGCAAGGTGTACATTTTAGGGCCAGCTACGTCGTCGAGCTGGTTAAGTACACAAGTGCACGGGATTGCTTCCGAAACAGTGGAAGCAGCAGTGCCCTGTGGGAACTTTACCATGGTGCCAACGGTGCCAGCAGGGAAAGCAGCCTTGATAACGTTGGCGCTCTGATCGCTGTCCAGGTAGTACTGCATGGTGGCGATGCCACGGGTGCTGTCACCCTCAACGTTGCCGGTGTCAGTCGACAGAATGTCTGGAGTGTTGATCACTGAAGGGCTAGAAACCCAGTTGCCAGCCTCGACGAGAGCTTCCGAGTTAGCGGTGCCCGTCATGTCGACAACAGTGCCGCCAACGATCTCAGCCTGAGTGATAGCGGTAAGGTCTGCCGGAGTTGCAGCCGTCGGAAAGAACAGCCATTTCTCGGTGCCCTTAGGGTTATATCGTGCCATTAGATTCTTCTTTCTCTGCGACGGGGTCACCGTCTGTTGGTTGGTGAGACTTTTTGGCAGGCGCTGGACGCTTGAAGCCTGCGACGATCAGAGCCGCCACGGTCTGCGGTACGTCATGCAACGTAACTTCGCGCCCGTCCTTGTGAACTAACTTGATCAATGCCATATCAGAAGAGTAAGCCCAGCCACCAGGCGGGCTTGACGCGGCTAGACCAGTGTTAACTCTGCGACGAAACGGGCGTCGAAAGTGTGCAAGTGCTCGGCAGGCGATCGGGTCAAACTCATCCCGTCCGCCCGGATATCCATCACCGACACGGTGCGCTGCCACGCTCCCACATCGGAAACCACATCAGGAACAGGACCCGCAACAAGCGCCATCGTCACCCTGTCGGCCAGCAGATCCACCTGCGCCCGAGTCCCCGCCACGAGCGAAACCTGGAACAAGAAAGCGCCAAGACCCGGAGCCGTCAAAGCCTGCGGGAAACTGTCCAAGTCCACCGGGTACACGATCCCATACATCCGGTCAATGTCCAGGACAGACGAAGCAATCGGCGGCGCCTCGTTCGCACCATAACCATGAGTGACAGGAACAGCAGAAGCAAGGAACGAAGCAATGCCAGAAACCACGGCCGAAGTTGGAACACTCACGCCACAACCTCCAGGCCAGGCTCCCACGAGATGACAGCGAAAGTGATCGAGAAGGTCGACACGTTCAGATTCACATCGTCAACCGGCCCCATAGTCGACACCTTAAACTCTTGCAGCCTAGACCCGACAGCACCCGCACCGTTGACAGCGTCAGTGACCAGATACAGGTAACCATATTGCGCGGTCTGATTCGTGAACACCGCCCGATCAGCCCCACCCTCGACTTCGTCGTACAACTTCAACACCAGCGGCCTGTCGTTGTCCTGGCTCTCAACATGAGCGCCAGCGCCACGGCCGAGACTCTTCACCCTCGCACGCGCAGACATCCCCGAAACATTGGCGACGTTAGCAGTCAAGTCGGTAGCGGCATCCAAAGACGCCAGGGAACGAGTGGCCCCCGTGCCGACCTGGGACGGCGACCAAATCAGGCGCGTTCTGCCTTTGCGATTAAACCTCATCACGACAGTCTGCACCAACACCGCCCCCACACCAGACGCGGCAAAATAAAAAAACCTGCGCCACGAGTTGCAGACACAACCGGCAACATGTAAGATGCACCCATGAATCAAGAAGAGATAGACGAATCCGGGATGCACGTAGTCGCCTCCATCACCAAAGAAGAAGCCGACACATTCGCCGAGAACTGGGCATACGAAAACGCCTTCGACGAACACCTGCGAGAACACCACTACCCAAACGGTGTGGAAGTAGCCTACCTAGAAGGGTGGATCATCTACGCCAAACAGCTCGGTGGCCTCTTCGGCGACGATTCGATTGTAGCGTGGGCCGTGGCGGAAGAGTCGGAACAATGAACGAAACACAGTTCGCCCAGGCGCTGGCAGAGTTCGCCCTGGAGTCATACAGCGGCAGCCCATTAACCCCGGAAGGCAGGAAGATCAACCTATCCGGCGAAGCCTCCGTCCGCATAGGCGGAGGAACCCTAGAAGGCGTGTGGGCATCCGTGGACTACGAAGACGAGAACGGCAACCTGGCAAGAATCACAGCCGCATACGTTGGCAGCGACGGCGAGATCCGCTACACTGAAAACACACTAATCACTAAGGAAACAAGATCATGAAAACCAAACTAATCCTGGCACTAGCAGCATTCGCAATGCTGGCAGCAATGCCGACAGCATCAGCAAGCCAGGCAGACGAGAACAACCGGGCCTGTGGATACGCTGACGCAGTCAGTGGCTGCATCATCTGGGTTGACTCACTCGGCGGATTCGACGGGGAACTTCTGCCCGGTGGCGTTGCCGAGTGCGTACAGCTGAACGACTCAGTGCGTGCGTGTTGGGCGACACACAAAAAAGTTGAACACGAGGCCTGCTACTTCGACGAGAACAACGAAATGAACTGTGCCCAAACATCATCACTCGTCCCATTGAACATGCCCGCACCGCCCGCCATCGAAGACCTTAACAACCCGTCATGTTTCCCGATCGCAGACGAAGGCTTCTACTGCATCACCATGTCAGACACAGGCGAGGAGGTGACACTCCACGCAAACCAGACCACGGCGCCAGCCGTACCTCTGCCGGTCATCGTGTTCACCGGCTAGGAAACCTTGTTCATGTGCCGAAGCCGCCCGCAATCGTGGGCGGCTTTTGCGCGTCACCAGCCGAACAGTTTGTCGATCTCGATCTCCAAGTGCTTATGGAAATGTTTCTCGTTCGGGCCGAAGTGTGGCTGCGGCCTGTGGTTTCGCCTGCGACCCAACCGGTCAACGCCCTGGTCGCCGTACTCCAACGTCGGCCCCTGCTCTTTGTTCGTGCCAACCGAGTAAGCAGCAGTCCCGCTTGCACCCGTTACGTCTTCCACGCCGATGCTCCGCCGATAGTCGCCGAAGTCCCAGGGAGCGTCGCGCTTCACCTTTGAAGCGTAGAACTCGGCCGCACGGTGCACAGCCCGCTTAGCCTTAGCGTCGGCTTCCTCCGCCTGCTTCCACATCTCCGCCATCGCCTCTTCCGGAGTCACGGCAGATCGAGAAGGCGCTTAGCGTAAACCATCCTCGACCCGGACCTCGTGTGAGA